CTGAGCAAAGCCATTCGGTCTTTGCGATCAGCCATTACTCTGAGATTTCAGACTTTGCTTCTTGAATCTTTTCTGTAAGTTTATCTTCTACAAACTTATAGACACGACTAAAAGCCTCATCTACATTTTCTCCGTCACGCTTTGAGTCTACAATACCTAAATCAAGTCGTAGTGATTGAAAATTTCCTAGATTAAGAGTATATCCAAGTGTTACAGATACCTTTGTATTATCGTTTTCCATTATCCACCCATTCAATAATTAAATAGATTCACTCCACACTGGAATAAATCGTCCATCTTCTGTCTTCGTATATGTAAGTATACCGTCTCCCATTCGCCTTGTCAACTCTTGGCTTGTAGGAGTCATGTTATTTGTTATTAATTTGTCTTTTCTTGGTTGTCCAATATGTATAGTTGAAAGTATAGCACAAATCTCTCTAACGTGATCTTCTGAGTAGTATGCTCTTATTTGAAAACCAGTTTTTCCATCAATGCTTGATCCAACTGGTGGAGGAATGATTCCTCGTTTTATTAATCTTGGCATATATTTTCTATGACGATTAACTAATTTAGCAGTCTCAGCAATTGTATATGCTCTTTTTCTATTTCTTCTAAAGTCAGAACGAAGGCATGTTTCTAGTCTATCTTTGTTTATATTATAAACAGTTACCATTCCTGTTGATCTAGAACTATGGTGAAGTCTTACTAAGTCTCCATTAAGAAACCATATTTTTTTACCGCCAGGAATTACAGGTTCGCTATTATATGCTTCGCTCTGAATTTTTCCTTTTGCAGTAGCCATTTTCCCTCCGCAGATTCGCTAGGTGGATGATAAAATTTTCTGTTTCCACACTTAACACAATAAGTCTCTATATGATCTATGTTTGAGTGTATTCTATCAACAAACATTTTTCCTTTGCATCTTTTGCAATTCATATTAGTTTGGAACTCCAATTGCTATTAGGTTTATACCAATAGTTGCAGTTCCAGATACGCCATATCTTACTGTAAAATTAGCCTGAGTTGTAGTAACAGATGTAAGAACTACGGTAGTGTTTGCACCTGCTGTTGTGCCAGAAGTATTTACAATAGATAGAGTTACGATTGGTGGAAACTTAAAGTTAGAATAATCAATGGAATAAGATTTTTCTTGACCTGCTGTTACAGTTTCATTGTTTGCAATTGATTTAAACTTTCCAATAAACTTTGTATTAGATGTTTTTAAACTTTGTTTTTCTCCTCCAACTACATCAACATCTGTATAGTTATATGTTGCATCAGATATCTGTGTTGATAAAAAATTAACTGCCTCAACTAACTGATATATGTATGTTACATCAAGAGGTTGTCCTCTTTCAGGTAGTGGTACTTTTGCCATTTTATTCCTCCTATTAGATTATACCAAAATTTGAGATCCAGAATCGAAGATTCCTAAACCTGCTTTTATTGATTTCTTTGATGATGATAGTTGTACTTTTACATGTACTGCTGTAGTTCCTTCATTTAAAAAAGAATATGAATGAACACTTGATGTGCCGTGCCAAAAAAATGGATTGCCATCAAAACTAACAAAGATGTCGTATGATGGATGAAGGTTTTCATCTCCCCAGACCGCTGTAATTATTTCCTGGGTTATAGAAAGCGCTCCTGAAGTTCCAACTACAGTAACGCTATCAGAGTTATATATGGGAGACCAGTGAGAAACTCTGTTTCTATCTTCAGATATTACTCTATAGCGAATATTATATTTTTGCGTATCGTGATCAACTGGTGGCAAGGATGATTTTAATACTCTAAGTTTTTTAATGTTAGAGTCAGCCATTATGTAACACCAATAGAAAATCTAAACTCAATATAGTTATTTGTATTAGGAGACTTTATGACAGTTGAGGCGCTATCGTTTTTAATAACAGAGTATCCTGTTAAACCATATAAAGGATTTACTGTTGCTATGTTTTCAAGTCTCATTGCATCAAGTGCTATATAGTAGTCAGAGGTTGGAAATGATCCACCACTTACCTCAGAATCAAATACGCTGCAATAAATTTTTACAACAGTAACTGCATTCCAAGTAAAGTCTTGACTTTTATATAGTTCCTGTAGTTGTTTTGAAACAACAAAATATCTGTTATTTGCAAAATCATAACCATCTACTCCATCTTGAATATCAACTTCAAACCTAGCATACGTTGATGGATTTGTTTCATCTGTTGCTGCAAAATCAACAAGGATTCTTATTGTATCTGGAACTGATGCAGATTCTCCATCTTTATTTATTAAAGAAAAAGCAAGTCTAAGTTCGTCTGTTGGAGCATTTTGCGTAAAATCAACGTTTGGAGATGCTAAGTGTATGTGGTTTCCAGAGTCAATAACAAGATGGTCAACTTCTCCAGATCCACCACTTAAACTTAAATCTGAATTATTTCCTTGAATAAATATTGCATTATTTAAAAATCTTGGTCTTTCATATCTATTTGCACGATCCAGATTATAGAAAATAGAGTTATCGGCATTAGTTTGAAATACTCCAGATTCTGTTCCGACTGCATCAATAATGTCATTGTCTTCTGAATCAAGAGGGGTTGAGACTGTTGGAATTTGTATAGATGCAGAAGATGTATGGTATTCCCAGTTCTCACCCTGTGTAAATGCAAAAACAGTCTTACTATCCTGTGTTCCTGCTGATGGGTTAGATCCTGCTGAATATAGACCAACCTCTGTTATTTCATATCTTTCTTCTGTTGGAAGTTCTGCTGTTAGGACTATCTTGTCTATACCGTTTTCATTCACAAAACCTCTTGAAGAAATTGGAACTCTAAACATTTCAAAGTCTAAGTTTGTTTTTGTTGCAAAGTCATCAGCAATATCTTCAGTCTGTAGTGGAATTGGACCACAACCAACTGCAAGATAGGATGCGTAGGCTGGTGCCTGACCAAGCATATATTTTCCAATAATGTTTTTACCAGTATTAGTTATCATGATGTAGTTTCTCCAAAGTTTGCTATATATATTGTACCATTTATAGATATTTCAACTTCAAATAATTCATCATTATTTATATTAACACCTTCAATGATTAGGTCTCCAGTTGCTTCTTCTATATAGACGTTTGTTCCATTTGGTCCATTCCCAACAAGAGGAACCTTTTCTTCAAACTTTATAGAAAAGTTATTAAAATATTTTTCTGATGTAGCCTGTAGCCTTAAAATATTGTTAGGGTTGTACATCTGCTGTATTAATCCTAGATTTTTAATTGGAGTATATGATACCTGTTGGCCATTAATGATGTCATTTCTTGCAATATTAATTAACTCATGCCCCCCAATGTCCTCAAATATAAGATCAGTCATTATCTCAATAGACATTGAGTTGTCATCAAATAAAACAGTATCTATTGGCGCTGTCTTTGTAGGATTTTTTGGAAGTAGATTTGAAATAGATGACGATGATGGTGTGTTTGGTGTTGCTGATACCATTTTTATACCTCACTCAAATAAACTGTCATACTTGGCCCTGATTCTGACCTAGCATACTCTATATTATATACAACAAAACGAGATAGTTCTGATGCCACTAACTCAATACCGTTAGAATCTTTATAGTCAATAGTAACAATATCTCCAAGTTGTAATGTCGGAATAGAAAAAATTTCAACACCAATAGATTTTTTTGGAACCATTAGTTTATTAATAATCCAATTCATCATTACTTCTGCATCATCTTGTGTCTGAATGTATGGACTGTCAATACTAAATTCGTTCTTTCCGTAGGTTAGTCTACTTAGTTTAATTTCATCATACTTTAATTTTTCAACCAGTGGTGAGTATGTTAGTACATTTCCTAAAAGTTCTGGATCTGATAAATTTCCACGTTTCTTAAAAAATTCATCAACAGTTAGTTCATGTGTTGTATCCTGTGTAAATGTAATTCCTTGAATTCTTAAAAAATTTCCAGTTGTTTCATCTAGGTTTAATGCTTTGTCTGTTGAATTAAATATTAAAAATTCAGCACCATACGAGTCTGCATAAAACCCTGAAGATGTATATCCTTTTATGTTATTAAATGTTGGAGATAGTTTTGCATATAATGCTGGGTAAGCACGGTCATACTTAATATCAAAGTATGCACATTCACGCATAATAGACCCAAACTCTTCAAAATACATATTGTAATTTGGTGGCTGTTGAGAACTTATACCAGAAAGATACGTTGACTGAATAACTCCACTCATAGCATATTTTCTAAAAGAATCGTTTACGTCAATAGTTGAACTTCCAAACTGATTAGATAGGGTTTCTCCTATAACAAAAGAGGTGTTCTGACTATAGTTTTGAGATAGAGCATATATGTTTTCAAACATACATTTAGATGATCCACGAACAAATAGTGCCATGTTATTGTATACTGGAAGTGGATCACTATCATCTACAACCTTAATAAGTTGATTATTTATATAAAGATAAAACCTTCTTATCTTTCCAATATCTTCATACTCTACAGATAAATCATATACCGTTGAGTTATCTTCTGCAGACATTCTTTGCTGGCCAGAAAACAATCCATTATCTACAATTACCTTTGATAGACCTCCCCAAAGTTTAATTGGTATAGCATTTGTATTTGAAGCATCTTTTTTAATTTTATAAAAAACAACATTATTAATTGAAACTTCTGCTTGATTGCTTTTATCTAATTTAAGGTATGGAGTAATATTATCTTCTGTTAATGCTATAAGTTCAAAATAATATCCATTGTTTGTTTCTGGATTTAGCAATACTGCAAGGCCTCCAGATCCTCCACCGATATTTACATTTTGGTCTGGTTGTGTTCCACTAACCTGAAAGTATGGAACGCTTCCAGTTGCCGTCTGTGTTCTAGTTAAATTATTTTCAATTTTTCCTATAATTCTCATCCTTGTTCCAAAATGCTTATAAGCATTGTCTAATTGCTTATAAACATATGAAACAAAGTTAAGTGGTGTTTCTGTTGTTTTAAATGATGGACCGCTAAAAACAAGAGCAGATGACTGAATTGTTCCACTTTGTGTAGACAACAGACTACTAATATCTGTGTCAGTAAGGTCAGTTGTTGCCATAAAGTTTTTAATTATGCTATTTCTTGTTGATTGCTTAGCAGTTACGTTATTTACTCCTGCAAGACCAAGAGTTGTTGGTGGAATGTTTACATTTTGATCAAGTTGAGTTGTAAATAAATATTGTGTTTTCATGTCAACACCACGGACATGATTGCTATCTGTCCAATAAGTATTTATTCCAGCATGGTGACTAGTTATTTTTGTTCCAAATTGTCCACGTCCGTGGTCTACTACCGCACCATTTTTAAGTCTGGTTACACCATTAACTGTTTCATAATATGGTGTTGAATATATTCTAATTAATCCTGTTGGATATATTTTGCCATTAAAAGGAAGAGATGCAAAATATTTTTGATACTCTTGATTATCGCTAATCCAAACATTTCCAATACCAGTTACATTATATTGGGCTGCATCATACTTTATAATTTCTCCATTAGAGTATAGATATCCAGTATTTCTTGTTAACCAATACACATTTTCTCCAAGATCAATGATGTTGTTTACAACAACGTGCTTTTCAACAGTTGGTGGAGTATTTGGAATATCTGAATTTAATGGCATTGCTCCAAGCACATAACTTCCCTGCTTTGATGCCAATTCATTTATAGTTTTTGTCGAATCGGTTCCAGCAACTTCCCATAGCAAAGATGGCTTGTATATCCAAGTCTTTTCTTTATCAATCATGGTTGATTGCTTTATTGACCCATATGATCTTTGAATGTATCTGGTTGTATAATTAATTTTTCCATCATTATAAATTTTTTTATCTTGTGATGCTATAGATAAAATATTTGGCAGATTTCCAGAAGACGAGTTTTCAATTACTCCAGAATCTGTTTGATTATTTGATCCAGACAATACGAAGTCTATACCTCTTTGAGTTTCTGTTGGCATTAAATAATCTTTACTCATTACAACAAAATTGTTGTATTCATCAAAAAACATTGCAGTCTGTGTAGATACCGCTAATTGGTTCAAAACCTCTGCAACATTTTGGTCTGGTGCAATAAAGAAATATGGAATTATTGGATCTGACTCATCTTCTACACGCTTAAAAACATAATTGCTAAACCCAATATAGTCAAGAATAAGAGATATTGCATAACTTAAAGAGGTCTGCGTTGTAAGAAGTCTTGGTGCTGGCATTGACTCTAAGAAAAAATAAAAATCTCTTAGTTCTAAAGACAATGTTGCTCCAGTTACATCTGCCTGTGGGAATCCTTCTGAGTATAATGTTTTAATTGGAATAGAATACTCATCTCCATCAACGTCAAATATTGATTCATAAAAATTAAACTTAATATTTTTTCTTATG